GACCCAATGCGTCCATACCCATGTTGATGAAGAATCTACTGATACTGTATATGGAAGTGGTGATGTTCTTCACTGCGCGGCCAACAGACATGATCGCATTCCCCAATCCAGTGAACGGTTTCATTAGGAATTTGATAACCCTGTTCTCGCTTACGATACCGCCAATCCTTTTCATTGTCAGGGCTAGTGATTTAACCGCACTGCCGATCAACTTGGATAACGTCATTATTGGTTTGAGGTAACCGCCGATTGCACCCGCAAGAATACCCGCAGTGACTGCGAGCGCCTTGAGTTTTTGACCCAAGAAACTGGGACCATCATCGTCCTTATCCTTGTCCTTATCGTCTTCGTCTTTTTTGTTGTTCGCGAGTTGGTCTCTAATCCCCTGCATCACCGCAAGCAGTTCGTTCTGGTACGCGGAGTTCTCACGCGCCTCTTCCAGTTCGTCGGGATTTCTGGTTGGGCGTGTGATCGCGTTTTTCATTTTACGCACGTCACTGAATATGGTCATCAAGGTGTTTTCGTTACGACCCGTTCGCATAGCGACGTTGTCCATAACCTTAACGATAGAATCAGTGTTCTTTTTATTATCTTCTTTCTGCTCGGCCAGTTGACCAGCGACGGCTTCTAAACTCATGGTTATCCTTTGTTGCTCTTATTACGTTCGTTCTCTTCCTTTATGTGTTCGACAAGCATAGACAGATAAATCTCTCTCTCCCAAGGCATCATATATTCGACTTCGTCTAATGAGTAGTGAAAATTCTGCATCAACTGGAAATTCACTTGGTAGTAGTTCATTAGATTGTCATGGGAGAGATTAACTAAAAAAAATCATCCATCCCCTTTAGGAGTCTTGTGTTCACATGTCCGCAAGATTGACACGTAAATTCAACTTCCTGCGATATCGCAGGCATCGTATTAACGAACGTTGCAACCTTCTCGAACTGAGATGCGGTCATCGAGTCAATGAACTCTATGATCGCTTCGCGTGGTTCATCCGATAAACTCACCCTCTCTTCTTCGGTTAGGACAGCGTCCATACATGTTATTAAAAGTTCTACCAGACCCTCTGTCATCGTACCCTCTTCACTGAGGACAGGGTTCTTCAGAAACTCTTCATACGTCGGGAATCGCATTTCGACCGACACACTATCCGTTAGCTCGATAGTCTTCGCGTTTACGTCTCCCTCAAGAACGATGTTATCCAACTCAATGTTGATCTCGTTCGTGGTGTCACATTCACTACACTTAGTTTGAACGTCTGCGGTCTCACCCACTGACTTCGCCCGTATCTTAGTGAACAGGTAATCTACATCGAAGGTAGTCAATTTCGTATCGATTGGATCCTCAACACACGCATGGATTGTCTTAATGATCGATCGGACCATATCCTGTTTGTCTTGAGTCTCATACGCAATTAGTAACGCTTTCTGTTCCTTCACAAGGAAGGGACGGAAGGACGTTTCTTGCCCCGATGATGGTACGGTCACCGTATAACTCGGCGACTCATTCAGTTTTGGTAATGCCATAATGTATCCTAATGATTAAATAATTCCACCCAGATTGAGGTTTACATCTCCCCCAATTAGGTCTGATAGACCACGTTTGTCTTCTTTCACCTTCCATCTGGTGTAAGAAAATTGTATGGTCAATTCAACAACGGTTCCCGCATCACTCATGAACTCGATTCCGTTCATACTGGTCGGGAACGCATCTTCTAACTCCACTGTGTATATAGACAAACCACCAATATCGAAATTGATGTCTAGTGGACCTAAGTCAAATCCTGCTCGCATCTGTGGTTTGGACAGTTGCGAAATTGTAATTGGATGCGTGATCTGACTCTGATAGGACACAGACTCACGTCCATTTTCCCCTTCGTTCACGATCTTCGACATCCAATTATCGAAATATTTTTTCACCTCGTAGTCGTTCAGTACGTAGAACGTCAACGACACATCGCCTACTGCATATCCGTTCGCGACCTTTCTCATCTCTATTCCGACTTGACGGTCCAACGACGTGATCTGTTTGTCTGGTAGTTGTGCAGACTTACATAGTAGGTTCAGAGTCTCTGGGTCATCACCGGACATGCTTGGCAGGTTGATGTTCTCTGCAACCGACTTCGCGGTGTCAATTACTTTATCCAACAGAGACTGTTCGCCGACTTCTTTTGCGGGAGACTCTTTCTTTGCACCGCCACCAGCTTTCGCATTGATGGACTTGACCGATGGTAACATCACCGCGAATTGGTTGTTGAATGCCATCCCGTTGCGGAGACTGACCTTTGATTTGAATGTTTCTATACCCGCCATTTAGTCGCCTATCATGTTTTTAGAGTCGGAGTAGACCTTCTGGTTACTCGCGTAACGGAAATCTGCTGTCGGTAGAAATGTTGCGATCTCCCACTCAGGGGCGGGAACCATCGCGAACTTCCCGTCAACGTGTTTGTTCAGATAGTGTTTGAAACACGGTCTGAAGTGCTTAAGTTTTGCGGTCTTGGTCAAAAGTTGATAAGACGCCTTGAAACGGGTAGTCTTGTCAAACTTAGTGTTGTTGGTGATATCCATCAACGCATCTAACATCTTCGCACGTAGTACCGGAGGTAGATAGTGCAGGTTCAGCCCATAGAACCCATCCTTCGCCGGGCCCACCACAATGATTAATGGGAACGCATCGTAGTAGGGTAGTTTCCTTCGGTCGTTCTTAAACTTAGGATCGTAGAAAAACATATACATGTTGCCCACGACCTCTTGTCCGGTCTTCTTGAGTGGATCCTCATCCATCAAGTCTTCACGCTTGATACTGCGCATGTTCTTAATCTTGTTTTGAAACCATCTACGGGATTCCTTGGTACGAGGTGTGATACCCGCACGGAACGCCTGTAACTCTAAGTTCTGGAATATTTTAGACATGAGACCCTTGTCCTAAAACCTGTCTCTCTATTTATACACGTTTTTTGCGTTTCTTGAACGCGGGCATCTTTTTGAGTGGTTTCTTGGACTTGACGCGTTGCGCAGCCTTGGGCATGATACCCTTTGCGGTGAGTTCATTCTCTGTCCAGATCTCGAAGTGGTACCCACGGTCCTTCGCATACTCGACCGCTGCCTTCCACTTGGATTGGTTCTTGATGTATGTAAGACCCTCTGTCATGAGTGTCTGTCGAGACTTGCCCTGTTTCTTCTCTGGTCTCTTGGTCTCCTTGGCAGGTTTGACCTCAACCAACACCACACGACCCGACTTGTACTTAATCACAAAGTCTACGAAGTATCGGTGGGGTTTCTTGTCGGTCTCGCAGATGTAGGGTATGATCAACTCCTCAGACATCCATTGGACCACGTCTGAGTTCTTGTCGCACCACATCATCACGTACTTCTCCCACCCCGAGCGATAGACGATGTCGTCGACGTTACCCGCGTACTTCTGTGGTTTGGTGGGTTTGTATTTCCCTTTATACGTTTTCATAACGTCTCAGTAGGACCATACAGTTGAGTCGGTCGGTGGAGGGGTAGTAGAACTCTCGCACCTTGCGGTACGGGAAGTCGTCCCGATCCAGTTGGTTGTCGATGACTGCCTTGGGGTATAGGTCACCCATACATCGGACGTAGTCGTCCACCAACATCCACTCGATACCCGCGTCAGAACATAGGTCCATGTCCTGTACCATTCCCTTGGGTGTGTGGTCGCCGTCAACGAAGATCATATCATACCCAGACACGTCGTCGGCGGTCAGTTGGTGTGAGTCGCATAAAGTGAACTGGAATCGACCCCTGAACTGTTCCTTCATCTTCCACGCATTGACTTCTGTGTGTGGATACATCCCGATGTCCGTGGAGTGTATTCGGACACGACGATCAACAGATAGGAACGTGTACGCACTGTGACCGAAGTTGAACCCGATCTCGAAGATGGTCTTGGCTTGCGTCATAGATAGTATACTCGCAAACGCCAGACACGTCTTGTTGTCAGGCAGGACATGACCCTCAATGGTTTCCCACCCCTCAGTCAGGAATTTAGTGTCGTCTACTAGGTTCATCGATTTCGTGTATAAATAGTGTAACGATATTTATAGAACCGCGAGTCCACTCACATGGTAACAGAAGCAACGAAGAAAGATGGACCATTGGTGTATCCCCTGCGTCAGGACAGAGTCGCAACTTGGGTCACCTTTGGTATTAAGACTGTGGTAACCCCAGAAGAACAGGGTAAGCAGGTCTCTGAAACAAGTTCTGAAAACAAAAAATCTAATACAGTCACTGAAGTAGGGAAGAAAATGAGACTGTACCTACCGGCGGGATTTTCCGTTGCAGACTCATTACAGTACACCAACGCAGACATCGGTACGACTGGTGCAGCAGCGCTTGAAGGCATGGGTGCAGCGACCAGCGGTAAGGGAAGTGCACTAATGAGTGTCGTGAGTTCGTTTGCTGGAGGCCTCAAAGACGGACTGTCATCCATTGGAGATCTTTTCCAAACAGGTCAGATGGACGCACTTGCGAAACTGTCTGTTGCGCGTGGCATCA